TTCTATGTTATGCGGCACAAACGTGTCGAAGAACGTAGAATGTCGACTGGTCAGTGGCCCGCTTTCTCTGGATCTTCCAGTTTTAGCGCGTCACCGGCCGGTTCTCTGTCACTCACTTCCACTAAAATTAGTGAGAGTAAGTTACGGAGTTCTGCCACGCCGTATGGGTTCAATGTCGACTTTGGTTCGCTTTCGGCGTACCAAATCGGCATTATCTCCGCTCTCGGGATCTCCCGATCGCGGTTCTAACCCACAACCTCCAAGGGCCATTCTTATGTTTGCAGACCCACAGTCGGTCACCATCAACTCGGTTGCTCAATCGCTCCCTGCTATTGCACGGACGGTTGACAACTCCATGTATCAGAAGGACGATGCAACGGTCAAGATGACCATTGCTCACCAGTTCAAGGTCGAGCGAAATCGTTTTACGATTCGTCTCGACCAGAACAAGGTGGCTGCAGACCCTCTTGCTTCTTCAAACAATAAGGTCTATTCGCAGTCTGTCATTCTGACTATGGATAAGCCAGTTGCCGGCTACAGTAACGCAGATACGCAGCTTTTGGCTACGGCTCTTGTTACCTGGCTGACTTCTGGTAACTTGCTGAAGGTGCTCGGTGGCGAAACCTAACTGATTCGCCATTTGTCTTTGTAGGCTGCTAGCATAGGAGTGGACCGTGGCCCTCTTGAAAGGAGGACACGTGAAAAGCCTATCGTGGCTCACGGAGGAAGCTCTGCTTGACAGCGGAGCTAGGTGCGATGCCGACCCCTCTATGGACATTAAGACCGTCCATAGGCGGACTGAAGCTGAAGGGACTTCGTTTCTTACGATTACCCTTCCGGCCTATTGCCAAGGCATTGATAATGCCTTGGCATCTGGCACGCTTGAGCCGTCAGCTGTGAGCCAATTTCATTGGCATCGCAGAGGTCTCCCCGTATTTTTACGGGGTTTCCTACTCAAGATCTTCGGTCCTGGTGGCAAATTACTTCCTAATCCCTGCAAAGACTCGATCATCTGTGTGAGGCAGATCTTACTGTTTCACAAGAAGATTGAACTTCCATGTAACAACCGTCGCATGGAAGCTGCTTTGCGTAGATTTAGGGAGTGTGAGCATGATATCCAAACCAAGGAGATCAAGGATGAGGACCTTACGGCCTTTTCCGCGGTCTCCCGTGTTATTTGGTCTGACATTCTGTCTGGGGTTCCTTTTGGGGATCCCAGGCCAGAACTCGTGCCAAAACACGGACCTGGTGCAACAGCTGAAAGAATACATGGCAATGCTAAGTATTCTTCTAGCCGCTGGCATCGACGCCTTAATGACTTCTTTCCATATGATCACTACGGGAATTGCTTCTCCGTAGGGCATATGGAAGGAGTTGAAGGCATAGATGTAGATATCATCGAACCCGGGGACGAACTACCCGTTAGGGTTGTGTTCGTGCCCAAGACTTTGAAGACTCCAAGAGTGATTGCAATCGAACCTGTGTGCATGCAATATGTACAACAGGCTCTTCTGAACCACTTGGTTCCCCTTATAGAAGAGGGGCGATTTACTG